ATAGTTACGATTTGCTAATAAATGAAGTAGTAAAATTTAATGGTGGTGCTTTTGAGCTGCAAGCAATAAGTTCTTTTAAGTGGGATTACGTTAATAATGAGCCATACGAAGAAACTTTTAATATAAAAAACTTTAGAGTAAATCTTAATGTAACAACTAAATTAAAACCTTTATCTGCTGGTTATGAAATAGACGTATTACCGTTAACTGATTTTGTAAAGATTACTTATATAGGAGGTAATAAATTAACTGGTAAGGATTTTTTGAGAAAAGTTCCAAGTAGAGTAAGCTTAGGATTACATGGTGGGTATGGATTTACTTCTCAGGGACTAACTCCTTTTGTTGGAATAGGAATAACTTATAACTTAATTGATTTGACCGAGATACTAAAAGATTAACGAATCGAAGTCTTGGAAACAAGTATTAATCGTTTTCTTTATTAAATTAAAGACAGAACTTTCAGCAAAATCGTTTTGAGAGTCTTCTATATCCAGAAAGTTAGAACCTGCCTTTCTAACTAAAGACGCCTGACTAATTAAAGATTGAGAAAAAGAATAGTTAACAGAATAAAATTCTATCCTCATAGTCAGAAAAACTTCTTCTTCTTGTACTTGAAGTACTGAAAAGCTTATATCAGTATTAGGTCTTCTATATCCTATAAAAGACGGAGTTACTATAATATCAGCTTCAAATCTATCTTGAACTAATCTAAAATCGTCAATGTCTTGTAAATACTCTTCTACGACTAAAGCAGTAGTTCTTTGAACTAAAGTATTACTTAAGTTCTGTATATGAGTACTATTTTCTGCCGGTGCTACCCAAACAGTAAATACCTGTAAAAAAAATAAAAGCTTCATTAGAAAAATACTCTACCTCCAAGTAATATACCGTACTGATCTTTCTTATAAATATCTGTTCTTAAAGTACTAGTGTAGGAGAGGTTAAGTCCAAACGTCTGCGTAAGGCGGTATGTCAAATTGATATATGGTGAGAAAGAAACGTAATCCTCGAACCAGTAATCTAGTTTAAATACTTTAACTCTGTAGGTATATGAAGTTAAAAGGAGACCGGTTAGATCTATATTTCTTGTTTTAAAAAATGGATAACTAAGTCCTAAAAGTACAGAGCTGTCTTGGAATCCGTAGCCGTTTAAATTACCAAAAATATATGCATTAAAAATAAAAGCAAATAAATCTCCTTTATTTACAGTTAACCCTGTTGATAAACTCCCCAAAAAGTCGTTTTCAAAAAGAATAACATTAGTATTAGTTATTCCTTTAATATTATTTGCAAAAGGAGTAACTCTATAGTAACCAATACCAAAGACTCTTGAGGTAGAACCGTTAAAAGTATACCCCTCAGATTCGTTTGTTAGTAAATTAGTATTAGAGAAGCCGGCTGAAGTTGTAAAGAAAGAGTTTAAGTACCCTAAATCTGATTGCACTACGACTATCGGAGCATTTATATCTACTTTAGAACTTTCTGAAGAGCTTTTAGTAGAAGCTGCGACTAAACTTCTAATCTCAGCACACGGGTAATACTCCGACCATCTTTTATAAACTGTATTTAACCATTCATATGGTGTACCATCTGCTATTTCTTGAGATGTAAAAGATTTATTTTCTCCGAAAAAAGAGTAGCTATTGGAGTTAGGATCTATATTTACGACCATCTGTCTCTGCTCTTCACTACAAACCTCAGTATAGTTAAACTTAAGGGTAGTCTGTGAAAAACAGAAACTCGGTAATAAGGTAAGTATAAATAAGAGGCGTTTCATTCCTCTTACAGCCAGCCTCTCCTTTGAGCACGGCGTATAAGAGTAACAGTAGCAGTTTCAAGAGACTTTTGAGTACTTATACCTACGGTGGATTGATTAAAGTTCATTTCTGGACTAGATAAAAATCCTAAGCCGGTTTGAGTTGATTCTCCTAAGCCTGATGCTATAATGTATTCTCCGTTTTCTACGCTTACAAGTCTAATTTGGAAGCCAACTCTTGTAGTATTACGGGTTATAGTATTAAACTTGTCTACTACTTCTTCTGTTGATACAGAGAATTCGTAAAGTTCGGCATACACAAAGTACTTAGGAAGTACTAAAGTACCTGTATTAATTTCAGTACCATCAGTAGCTAAACCGGCATCTGATAGTTCCCATTTATCTATCATTTGGTTTAGTATATCTTCTTTCTCTTCTGTATATCTAAAGAAACCAGTCTCTTCAAAGTTTTCAAGAATACGGTTAGTTAATCCTAAACCTACTCTTTTGTCTCCAAGTTCTGGGTACTGCTCTATTATCTCTTTAGTAACTGAAAGATTAGCTAATTGAATAGGAGTTCTTTCTCCGGTATTATACTCTATGTCGTAGATTGATTTTTGCTCTTCATATCCTGCTTGAAAATCTTCAACTAATACAGAAGAAGAACAGCCAGTAACTAAAAGAAAAACGCCTGTAAAGAAAAGTATAAATTTATTCATGTTATAGAAATATAAAAGTTAGAATCCAAAGAGCTACAGTAACATAAACTGGCCACAACATTCCAGGCCAATCAAAACCTTCCATATCCCAGTCATGTAGTTTTTCTAAGTCTCTAATTTCTCTACCAAGGTAGAAAAAGAACCCTGCAGATACTATTGCAAAGTTAGGAATTAAAAAGGCTAGAACAGTAATCCCTAAAGCAATCAGGCCGTGTTCGATGTAGTAAGGTATATTTGGTAATTTCATTAGTTTTTCTTTTTGTATCTTAGTAATCTATCTGTGGCAGTAGGCTCTTCAACTTTTACAGTCTCAGGCTCGGCTTTAACTTCTTTTATTATAGTTTGAATAGGAGCTGCTTGAGGTATAGTAAGGTTAATAGTTGGACCTTCTACGTTAACGTTCTGTTCAGCATTAACAGCTGGTGCTTCTATTGCTGCTTCGTCTTCGATTCCTACAAAGGATTTGATTTCGTCTACAAAAGCAGTACCTAGTCCGGCTAGTACAATACCAACCCCGGCTACAATTTGAGTTTTAATTTGTGAAAGGAAACCTTCCTGTTTTTCTTCGCTCATTTTTTTATTAGTTAAAGTTATCTAATTTGAAGTCAATCCAACGTTTGCCGGATATTTGTTCGTTTGGAAATTCAAACACAACTGTATTATCATCAAAATATATAGTTTTTCTAAAACCAGAGGGTACGGTTGCACCAGTAGTTAAAACTTCGGAATCTTCGTCAAAGATTACAGCTATGTATACGCTTACCTCATAGAAGTTAGCTAAGTCTCTTTCAAAAGCTTCTAATCTGTTCCAGACTCCTCTATTAAGACTTTGGTGCTGTAAGGCAGAATTAAGAAAAGTAAAAGTTTCTCTAAGCATCTCTCTGGTGCAAGAAAAAGCTGCTGCAGGAGCCATATGCCCTTTATCCCATACGTTACCTTTATAGTCGTCATCGTCCGAAGTAAAGATTTCTTTATCTTCATAGAAGTCCATTCCAGATCTACTAGCCGTACCGTTAGGACATTTTACAACATATTCAGCCCAAACTGGTTGTTGTAGTTGTTCGGAATATCCAATTGTAAATAAATCAGTTTCAACAATCTTAACTTCCTGACCAAAAATGGTCGAAGGAAGCATTAATATAAAAATTATAATTAATTTTTTCATAATTTACATAGTGTCTGAAAGTGAAACTCCGTCTTCTTCATCCATTTTTTGAACAAGCATTTTATCTTTATCAGTATCAGAGAACCAATAATCTATTATTTTACCGTACGAACCAATTAAGGCACCAAGCATTAATAATAGTAACTCTTTCCACTCCCCGGAAACGGTTGCCTCAGTTCTAATAGAAAGAAGTATACCTAATGCTAGTAGCATAAAGGTAATAAGTACTGTTAAAGTTATAGCCCAACGGCGGCTCATTGTAGCATTAAGTAGGTCCTTGAAACCTGAGTTTAGTGGTTGTTCTTGTTCGCTCATAGCTTTTATTTTATTAACGTCATTTTTTTGGTTATACTACCAGTAGTAGTGTTTAATTTATAAAAATAAATTCCGGAAGGCAAATTAGTAGCATCGAAATAAGTTTCATGGTAACCAGTACCTACTAATTTATTAAAGATTGTATCTACATACCTGCCGTCTAATGTGTAAACATCAATAGTAACTATCTGAGGATTAACTATTGTAAATCCTATTTTAGTTCCTGGGTTAAATGGGTTTGGGTAGTTTTGGTCTAATTTAAACCCTTCAGGATAGTCTATTGGGTCTAAGACTGGGCTTATAACATGTAAGTAGACTTTGCCATTATAAACGATAGTTTTTAAGTCATCACCTCTTCTATCTCCGGTATTGTAGTTATCTCCAAATTCTATAGGTGTTTCTCCGATTCCGGTTACTTGTTTAGCTCTAAATTTAAATTCTAATATAGTTTCTGCATCTTGAGTTCTTATAGGATAGTCCCCAGTACTTGCATCTAAACCACCGTAGGATATAAAACCTAAGCTATCAGTATTAAAGTAAAGTTGCCAAGCGTTAGGTAGGTAGGGTGTTGATGCTTCTATAAAATCTAGTACCTCTGGATCATATTTTAATTCAAAGTCGAATGAATGAACATCTACTCCGTCTGTGAACAAAGTTAAATCAACTAAAAATTCATCTCCAGTAGTAACGTTTTGATCTGGTAACTGGGCAAGGATAGAGGTATTGATATTGTTTGTATTTCCGATAGTGGAAGGAACTATTTTAGGTGAAATACTATTGCCTCCTAATGAAGTAAGATTTACATCCCCCATTACTACTACGTAAAAATTCTCTGTAAGATCAGTTATACCGTTGTAAGCATTTAGGTCATAAGTCCAATTAGTTTCTTGAGGCGAAAAACCTAATGGTCCAACACCAACCGAAGTAGTCGTTGTACTATCATCATTTAAATACTTTACGTCTTCAGGTTTTATAAACATTACGTCTCTATAACCTCCGGCTCCGAAACCGGTCCAGTTAGAATAGGCTCCTGCATTGTAGCTATACAGTACGTAGGAGTCAGCAATCGAAAATGTATGAGAGTGGTTAACGTCTGCTGACAGCCTTTGGTATGCATTTAGCTGTAACTTATTATTTGCAGCTAGTAATAGCTTATATGAATCAGCAGTCGAAATGCCTCCATCACTATCTATAGGTTCAGATTTAAATAAAAAATCAAAATCAGTTGAACTATTATTTATAGCACCGTAATAGTGTTCATAATATACCATTTCGTAATATCCGGAACTATTAGTAGTAGTTGCGCTACCACCTAATACAGTAGTAATTAAAGAGTTGTTTCTATATAACTGGTATTCCATCCCTGAAAGGCCTTTACTAGTACCGTACTCTAGTATATTCCCACTAAATTTTCTATGCGGTATATCAACAGCTCCACCGTGAGAATGGGTTCCTATAGAGATATCAGTACCATTAGCATTTGAACCAGCTGCTGTATATCCGGCAAAAGTAAATGCTGTTATATTCTGTTCATTAGAGTAAAGTAACTTGACAGGTACGTGGTCAAAATTTAGTACTATGATAGATGTATCGGGAAAGGTTGTAGTCGTTGAACTTCCTGTATATACTATACTAATTAGTACCTCATCATTAGTTTTATTTTCATTATAAGATAAGGTATAGTCTCCTGATAGTTTGCTTGTAATAGAAAATAAACTATCGAAAGTAACTCCATCGTAATCAATTTTAAATTGTAACGAAGTTACTTTACCACTGTAGTTAGTTCCATCATAATAAACCGGTACTTTAGTAGTATCGTTAAACGGAGATGTTTGGTATTGGTTAGTAAGTACTACCCACGGTGTACTTCCTCCATTGCCTGATGTTTGTGCTAAAACATTAAACGAGCATAATAATATTAAAGAGAATATACTAAGAAACGACTTCATTGTAATTTATAGGATAATTAGGTTAATGTTACCTTTCTTATAAATAGCAGTTGAAGTCTTAACTTGTTATTAAGTCTCTAAATCAAAAAACTTACGAGATATCTGTTTTGCCGTTGGAGTTAGATGCTCGTTACTTATTATATCATCTCCGTCATATTCATTAGCTACTTCAATATGACCATTATTAGTATCCATTTTAACATTATAAGTCATACCGTCTTGGCCGTATCGATTCTTCATAATATGAAAACGTCCAGTACCGGTAACTTTATCCTCTTTTTGACGGGATAAAGAAATACAAATATCAGCAACCATCATTTTATCGTATGAACCAGCTGCTTTATCTCCTTCAATAACAGAATCTTTAGCACCCATACGGTTGACCTGAGAAGGAGTAAGTACTGGGATTTGATATTCTTTAGCCAAGCCTTTAGCTGCAATAAATACATCATCTATTTCGTCTTTACGTTCTCCATTTTTTCGAACAGGACCTCGTAAGTAGTCAACGTAGTCAATAATAACTAAGTCCGGCTTTACATCAGTATCAACGCATTTTTGAATATGAGCTTTTATAGTACTAACTGAAGCAGTTTTAGGAGCGTACTCTTTAACTATAAGATTACCTTTTAATCCTTCAAGTACTCTTTGTACTTCCTCTCTATGGTTATTAATCTCGTCTATACTGTGTCCTGTGAAGTAGCAATCAAAGCGTTTACCTACATAAGCTTCTCCTAGTTCTAAAGTATAGTAGATAACATTATGGCCCATTTTTACTGCATGAGCTGCTATAGCTACCATCATCCAGGACTTACCGCCGCCTGGGTTACCAAAGACGATTGATAGGTCTCCAGGACCCCATCCGCCTTGTATCATTTTATTTATAGCCGGCCATGGTGTTGGTATCGTAGGCCGATAATCTTCTCTATATCTATTTTCCAAATCTTTATTGTATTCATGTCCTATATCCTTATCCATACCAGCTCTTAAGGCATGCTCAATCTTCCCTCTAATACTTTCGAAGTCTCCAGACTTCATAAGATCAGCGCTTTCCAGTAAAGCAGATTTTAACTCTTGATTTTTACAAAAATTAGTAAACTCCTCTTGTACGTATTCTGTATCAGCTTGTGAAGCTTCATAAGAATGTCTTAATTCTTCTTTTACAGCTACTTTAAGTACTTCATTTTCAATCTTCTTTAACTCTACTTTAAGTACCTCCATAGTAATATTTGTATGATACTTATCAAAATAACTTATAATAGTCTCTATAACCCATTTATGAGAATCAGCATCAAAATAGTCTGGCCTAATCATATCTCTTATATTTAGGATAAACTTTTTATCGGTTAGTAGAGAGCCTAAAACCTTTATTTGGAATGGCTTACCGTAATGTGTTAATTTTTCTAATGCTGCCATGTATAACTTTTATTGTGAAATTGTAAGAGGTCGAAATATTTCAAGCCACGATTCTGTATTCTTAGTTATTCCTCCCTCAATTGCATCTTTATCTAAATAGTATAAAAAGGTACCTGTATTTAGTCCTGGGGTCTCCCCTTTTATTACATCCATGATATGAGTTTTTTCGTTCTCATCCAACTGTGTATCTTCTAAATTCATTATATTGTAATTTGTCTCTACAAGATTCCAGTCATGTACCATTCGAGCGAATATTTTTTTAGTATCTAATTTTTCCTCTGCTCGATTGTATATAAAATTTAACTCTATTTTGTCAGAAGTTTTTAATTCTGGGTATTCTTTTATAAGGGTTTTTATACCTAAACCTTTTATACCTCTTAAATTATCAGAGTTATCTCCAAGTAACGCCTTAGTAAGTAGGTAGTTAGTAGGATGAACGCTTATCTCATCTAATATATTCTCATATGTAATCGTACGTTTCTTTATAGGAGCGTAAACTTCTATACCAGGTTTAACTATTTGTAAAAAATCTTTATCAGAAGATACAATAGTTGCCTTTCTTCCAGTACCAGCAAGACCTTGTGCTACGAAAGAAATAATATCATCTGCTTCTACTTTTTCTATTGAGATTAAATCGACTGGTAGGCATTCTAAATAGTCAAATAGTCTTCCCATTTGTGCAGCCATCGATGCTCTCTCTTCTTCTCTAGAGTCATACATACCCCAATGGGTTACTTTTAAATTATCACGATTGGCTTTATAGTTCGGGTCCATATTCCGTCTGTTAGTAGACCCGCCTTTGCCGTCAAATACGCAAATAACTCTTGTAGGTTCAATTGTCCTTACTAGAAATCCTAACGACTTCATAAAACCAATAAGGCCACCGATGTGATGGCCTTTTGGATTCATAGCTTTTACCATTGAAAAGCTTCGGATAAATGTGTTCATCGAGTCAACAATGAGCACATGGTCATTTCTCTTTCTTGGAGGTTTTTTCTCTAATTTATCTAATAAGTCTTGGATATCTCCCATTAAATACCCATATCCTCTTCAAGATCACCTTCTTCTATTAAGTCAAAATCAACTGAACCTAATAAAGTCAGCCAGTGTTCTTTATATTGATCTTTATATTTATCAATAGCTCTTTTTTCGTCCGGTATAAAACCATGCTGGGTCATTACGATTCGACCTTTGGTAGTTACTCCGGAGATATGGTTTTTTTCTACTTGTACGTTAGTACGTTTGGCAAACTCTACTTGTTTACCATTTTTTACTGCTCGTATTTTGCTGGTACCGGGATTGGTTATATTACCAAAAGTTACTACCATAGTAGAGTCGTACCACATTGACATACCGCCTTTATTCTGTAGCTTGGGAGAACCCATCATAGATTCCGGTTTCATAGTCCAGACCTTATTGATTGCCACTAAAGTATTGGTATACTTAGAACTTTCTTTTCTAGATAAGAGTATTTTCTGATTTAGGTTATTACCGAATTGGGTTGACATAGCTCCGGCATTCCATTCATTATTATTCTTATTAGAACGTACGGATAATTCACAAGGTACCGAACCTATACTATCCCAGAAGAAGCAAAGATCGTAAGGTAGGTTCCCTTTATCTTGCTCGTTCATTAAGTCACTAATAAAGACGGCTACGTCTTCTATAGTATTTAATGTACCTCTATCCGAATAGATAAAGAAACCATCATAGTCAACGATTTCTCCAGTAGCTTCGTCAGTTACCTCATCGAATTGTAATCCCATTTCACGAGCATGTTCCCAAGACCATTTCATCTCAGTGATAATAAACACAGGTAGTATATTCATCTTCTGTGCATTTACTGCAGCTTCTATTAACGCTGTAGTTTTTCCGGTATCAGAATGTCCTCGTAGTAGGGTTATGTGTCCGGTTGGTATACCGGGTACAGAAGTAATCTCTTGGAAAGCATTTGAGAGAGGTATCCATCCTTGCTCCTTAAATTTTACAGAAGCAGAAGACAGTCCTTTCTTATCTTTAAACTTTCCAAGGCTAAAATTACTCTGTACGGCTTGCTTTGCTTTGCTTGCTGTACTTTTTTTAGCCATATTAATCGTCTAGGTCGTCAAATAAATCGTCGTACTTATCTACAGTAGACTTTTTACCTTCAGATGCAGTTTCTAATGTAAACGTTGATTGAGTTGGAGCAGCTGGAGTAGAAGTTGTTTCTTCTTTTCCTTCTTCTGAAGAACCTGGTTCTATGTACTCAAGCAATTGCTTCTTAATAAAGTTATAATCATACTGAGTATAAACTTCGGAAGGGTTTGGTTGAGTTTTTAACCACGACTCTACTAAATCGTTATTGTCAGATAACGGAGTCATTTTTGGTACGATACGTACAGAAGTTTCGTTGTAAGGGTTCCCTTGACGTACTTCTACGTTCATATCAAAACCGTTTACCGGGTCTGTATAGTCCCCAATATCCTCATCTTCTGCCATAGAAAGCAAAGCTTTGAAGATAGTTTGACTAAAACCCCATACACGGACTCCCATATCTTCTTCATCCCGTACAACTACGGGTGCAAAGAAACGAGAACGAGGAGTTAATTTACCAGCTAATGACCAATTATCTCGATCGTTAGTTTTTTTCAACTCTGCTACAAACTCTTCAACAGGATCTTGTTTACCAAAGTTTGACAAAGCTAGCATCGGGTATTTGCCTACGTTGTAGTGAAACTTTAGTTCACTAAAAGGCATAGTAGGATCGAACGCTGAAGGAACGATTCTTATTTTACTCTTACCCATCGGGGGTCTCCAGAATACTTTTTCGTAGTCTATCTTTTCTCTGTTATTACCAGACTTCTCTTCCATTGCAGAAAGTTTAGCCTTAATAGCATTTAAATCCATCTATATAACTAATTTTAGGTTTATAACTTATTTATTAATCAATATAAGAAATATTTTTCTATATTTCAACTATATCAAATAATTTCGTTTTTAGGACCTGAAGTTTATGATCCTTAGTAAGTAAGACTGAGTTTCTATAGTCGTCCCAGTCTACCATAAATCTCTTATCTAAATAACCGTTATTTAGCTCTTTTATAAGTTCATTGAGAGCATTAATAGTATATAACGTATTAGTTTGTTTTTTTCTATGTACTAAGATAGTACTCTCTAAGAAATCTCCTACGTTATTAAAATCGACATTATAGGTACAGATATACTCATCCTGGTCTTCGCATTCTAAAACGAAAATTTTATCATAGAGGATAATGTAATTGCTCTTAATACTATCGAGTAATTCGTCAAGATCTTCTTTGGCAGTAAATGTACAGAAGAGCTTATTACTCATGTCGGTGTTGTAACTGAAATCGTCAAAATCGTAATGAAACGTGCTTAAACTTTTTAATGTTTCCATTTATAAATATTAATTTTATTTACAAAACTAAATTATCACTTAACTTATAGTGAACAGGATATTTTCCATCCATGCTCATAATGTCTTTTAGCTCTGTAAGTAGTTGTTCTCCGTCTTCTTTATTATAGTCAAATAAAATTGCATCGTAGGTATAGAGTGCAATTGTAGTCTTTTTATCTTTTAAGTATTTTAATACATCTTTAAGTATAAGAATATTATTTGAGGTTTCCAAATTTTGCATAGTATAGTTCATCAACTTAGGTGGATTCATATCTTCTAAGTCTTCCGTATACTTTCTACCTGATATAGGACACCTAATATAACCTATACCGTTAAATTCAGTCCAAAGTCTATCTATATAATCTTGTATTTTTTTAAATACTTCTAAATGCTTAACTTCTTCTGGTATATTACCGTAAAGAGCTTGAAAGTTCATTTGCTTGGCTTGTTTATACTCTTGTTCTGTTATCTCGTCTTTACCGAAGTATAAACGTGCAAGCTGTTTATGAGCACTCTCCTCAGTTAACTCGTAACCTATTTGATTACAAAGTAACCGTAAATGATAACCATCAAAGTCGAACTCTACGAATTTATCGTTTTTGGGTAAAATAGCTTGTCTATATTCGTCTTTGTGAGGAATAGCAGCATAATTAACACTATTAAAGGCATTGGTAGGCCGAGAAGTAGTATTATAGAGATTATAGTAAGTATACGTAATATTTTCAGAAACATTGTAATCTGGGTTATTAGGTTTAAATAAATTTATAAAGGATTGGTAAGTTACTTTAAGCCCGGACTGCTCTAGTAGAAAGAATACTTTAGCTGCAGTCTTATTATAAAAGTCAAATGACTCGTCTTTATCAAAGTTCATAAACGGTCTTAAACTAACGAAGTTATTATCACACCTTTCATAGAGCTTGGTTAACGGAATCATTTTATTTACTTCCGGATGACCGGAGTACTTATTGTAGTAAAAGCTAAAAGTCTTAGGAGGATTTGGTAATTCTATTCGTTGATACTTCTCCAACGCTACTAAGAGCTGTATATCGGTGAGATTAGGTAAGACAAAGTGATAGAGAAACTCTTTCTTGTCCCATACATAAAGTTCGGTAAATTTAGATAGAACCTTTTCTACTATATCTCTCTCTATTCCAAGTCCGTCGGGGTGCGAAATAGGGAGAATATAACCTTGACCCCTCTCCAAAGGTCGTATATAAACGGCGAGAGTATTAGTAAGATTAGGGTGGTAGTTGTAATTACCAGGAATAACTTCAACATATGCTGACTCCTTTCTTAATTCTAAGAGATTACGTAACTGATCTTTTGTCTCTACTATATAAAACATTTATTAATATAACCGTGTTCTTATCTAATATAAGAACTATTTTCTATCGAACAAACTTTCCGTAGTTTTTTATGAAGTTCTTTAATCCTTTTAACTCCTTATCTAATTCTAATACTCTTTCTTTATTTCTTTCTGCCGCTCCAATGAACGGTATATCGTTTATAACTCTATTTTCTGCCGGCCCTTGTAATAACCATTCCAACTTACCAACTTCAACGTAGTTCAATCTTCTTTTTTCTTTAAACTGTCTAGTACCTACTTCTACTATCTTACCATCTCTCTTATCTCTGATAAAGTATCTTATAAAGAAACCGTTTTTGTAATCAAAAATAGTAGGTCCGTAGTAATCATTGAAAGGACGAGGTATAACTTTTAAGTTTATTTTCTTTGTAGGAGTTAGTAATCCTTTAGGAGAGGCTAAATTATCTCCTGCAAAAACTCTTCCGTCGGCAAGTTCAATGTAACTTCCTATATACTCCGTACCTTCTTTATCTTTAAATTCGTTACCAAAGGTTTTTTTGATTCTATATTTATTTTTAGGAAGATACAAATTTACCCCCGCTATTACCTTTTTTAGGATTTAATGGTAGATTGTAAGTCAACGCCCTTACTGTTGTATACCACTTATTGTTTTCTATAGAGGAGTCAAGCCCGGTAATTAGAAACGCTACCTTATTATAAGCTTCAGGAAGTAGTGGAGATGGTACCTCTTTATCTCCTAACTTAAATACTTGACCTATCTTTAATCCTGAGATTCCGTCTATTTTTATAGAGATAGTAAATGGAATAAAACCGGATGGGGCTGTGGTTAGTCCTCCAAGATAGGCTTTTTTGGTTCGAGATAAAGCTTCTCCTCTTATTTTATCAAATAAACTCTTATCGTACTTTCCTTTAAAGGTAAAATCAATTATTTGATTATTAAAAGTCATATAAGCGTTAAACAAATTATTATAGAAGGTTTTTAATCTTTCTTCTTCTTTATTTCTTTTTTCTATTAGATCTGAAAAGGCTTGATCTAATGCAGCGTCCGTTTCCTCTTCTGTTCTCTGCGGCGCTTCGACTTGCTTAAATCTATCTAAAACTCCTTTATTAAAGAATGATAAATTCGCATTGCCTGATAAGCTATTACTATTACTGGCATTAGCTGATATGGCTATTTGAGAGGTTAGTTCAGATGAAAGTTTGGTCTGTAATTCAACCGAAGAAACAATTGAGCTTAATCCTGAAAGATTAATAGTCGCTACGTTCTTAGATACTAGTGTTCTGCTAGCTTGATCTCTATCTACTATAGAAAATAAATTAGTACTATCGTCGTAATGCACATCTAGTTCGTTAATGCCTCCTAAATTTTGATTTATTTGTTTTAGAATGCTTTTCATAAAACTTAATAAGGTTGTAGATTCAACTTCGTTCGATGACAAACTAGCGTCTAAACTATTTCTTATTAATTTAGTACTTATATGAATATTGAGTATATTATTAAGCTTTTCTTCTTCAGTTTCTTTTTTTGTAATTTTAGACGAATGCCTTTCTATATTCTCACTTGTATTGTTTATAACTACTTGAAGAAAAGCAATTACCTCATTTGCTTCGAATACTTTTGGAGGAAAACGAAATACACTTCTAAAAATATTTTCTATTGCAATTCTTTTTTGTACCTCTTTTATAGGCTTTTGCAGTTCCGGTTGAGTAGGTGTCTTAGGTAAAAGTACTAAGGACGGATCGTATGAAAAATGATTCTCGAAGGTAGCATACTCTTTATAATCATTATAATCGATAGAAAATTTTGGAAAAACTTTATCGTCGGTGCTTATAAAAGATGCATTAACTAAAGCTAGAAAAGTTCGAAGAGAGATGTATCTGAAATTACCGGTGTCTTTATCTTGAGTACTTCCTCCATCGAATCCTGTAACTAAAAATTCTTCATCTTTTATACCCTCATCCTTTAAAATATTTACTAAAGGATTTAGCTCTTTTATATCTTCAGGTTTGCTACGACCAACTATATTTCTTTGCTGCTTAAGCTTTCTTGCTCCGGTAGTATAAATTTGACTTTTAAAATTAGAGTATGTGATAGTCTCCCCGGCCTCGGACTTATCTCCTAATGGAATTTTTTCTACACCTATACAGAAAAAATCTAACAAAGTCCGTCTTTGTTTTAACTCTATCTCAGTACTAGAATTTATTTCTGGTTCGTCGTCTTCGTTTTCAGGATTAGGAGCTTTAATAGAATAAAATTTTTCTTCGATTTGCTGTAATGATAAACCAGTACTAGAGTCTTCTCCGGTATCTAGCTTTAATGATTCTATAATTGCTCCTTTAGAAACAACTCTAACACTACAATTATAACCTCCATCTGGTCTTAGACTCCAAGAAAAGTTAGTTACTAAACCTATAAAAGCATCATAATTAAAACTAGAAGTTTCTTTATTAGTTTCTAAATTCGATTCAACTTTAGATAACCCTTCCTTTTCATAGCCAAATATTTTATCATAGTTATTAGTTGAAGTAGTATCAACGAACTCGTTACTGTTACTAACGTAACCTGCGTTACCCCATTCACATACTACGGTAAATCCGGCTCTAAAAAATAGTTTATCTGCTTTATCAAAATCTTCTTTAGTCCAGACTACAAATTCAATTGCTGCTTCTCTAATAGTTCCGAAAGAATTTTTATGTTGAATAGAGAATGAAGTAATACCTGGTTCAGGTCTAACTCCGAAAGTTTCGTCTACGTTATACCTTCCAGAATTACCAGTAGGGGCAAAATTTTCATTTCTAACAAAACGTTTGCCATCCCATTTTAATACCCCACCGGATAAAATAAAATTTTTAGCTAGGTTTGGAGTAAATTTACCATTAGCATCTAAAGTATCTACACCTGAGGTTAGTCGAATCCAGGCATTATTAACTGACTTGTATTTAAAGTAGTATTGAATATACTCAGTATCTCTACTTATAACCTTTTGACGGACTTCAAGTTGCTCAACTACTTTTTCATCTATACTTTCGCCTAAAAAACTACTCATACTTCTCCTATCTGTTAAGATTTAGAGAATTAAATAAGTTTATTGCCACTTGCTTGTCGTACGGGATACGAATTTGAGTACCTAAGTTTGGAATTAAACTAGCACGATTAGATGAAGAATTTGCAGACGAAATAATCCACCAAAGAGATGGATCTCCATAGTATACATTAGCTAAAGTATCGTATCTATCTCCCTCCGACGCTATAATAAAAATATCTTCTGAAGTGGTAGGTATTTGAGGGTAGATAGGATTACGTCTATACCGTCTACCATTTTCATTTACTCTAGTTGTTATATTATTATATCGTTTAGCCAACTGGTTTCCCTATAAATGATTGATTGAAAGCCGGATTAAAGTTATGGACTGGTTGATATGTAGTAGAAACGTTAAGAACGGTTGGGTTACGAGGTGCGCCGTTTTCTTCTCCGTTAGCATTAAATCCTGTCTCCCAAGGGTAGCTCTTATCCCAAGATAGGCTAATATTCTTAAAAAAGCCAGGAACGGCTTGTAAATAATCGCCAATAGTAACTTTAGAATAAATACCTCTCATAAAAGTAGTATTTTCGCCATACGTAGGTGCAGTGCTACTAACAAAGAAATTTAATTTATTATATAGAGGAGTGAGCTCTTCTTGAGACATTGCTGCTATTTTAAAGTCAAAACTTACTTCTCTTGAAAATCCATCATAAACATAAAGTTCGTCTGCTCTTCCTATATACTTTGTACCTGCCCAGTTACCTGTAAAATTATCATTAAATGAATCTAAGTAAGCTCTAAAAAAAACATATTGAGGGTCTCTATCGGGTTGGAGTATCTGGAATTCGAAAGGTATTATATCAGCTAAATCATCAGTTAATTTTACCGTAGGTTCAAATACTAAATTTCTTTGATCCCCTGTTGATTCACCTAGCTTAAAAGGAGAAGAGTTACCTCTACTAGTCATGACTCTTATAGAAACAGTATCGTCAGTATACTTGGCTTGAGTAAAGTTTTTATCGAACTTGCCATTAACATCCTTAATAAAAGATTTTTCTTGATCTTTAGTAAGTTGATTTAAGTTTGACTTTTTATTTTTTAATAATGTATCTTTTTCTCTGACGATATTTTCTTCTTCAGTAATACTATTTTCAAATCTAACTGTACCGTCTGAGTCAGACTGCATTGTTGATCCTAATGAAGAATAACGGGTATACTTTTCTTTAAAAATTTGGTTATTATCCCCGGTAGGTAATTTAGTAGCCCGATTACTCCCCTCGTCTAATACGTCAAGACCGGCTCTTAAATCTGAATTAGTGAAGGTTTCTTTTACATTAGCATTACTATTTTCACCTGCACCGTAACTACTATAAGTAACTTTACCTTTATCTCCTTTTGACGGTACGGAGTCGGCAATAATAGTAACTCCAGCTAATGCATTCCTTGCGCCATCAACTCCACCACCTCCGGCTATGCCAGAGAATTGAGCTATACCTTGTAAGAACCTACCTAAACGGCCTTTTTCAGTATCATTACTCTGTCCGGAGTTTTTAAGATATTGAGTCCCCATAGCCGGAGCATAAATAAAATGGGTACCGGTTCCAGCTACTGGTACTTGGGCTAAGATACCGGCAACTGTCTTACCTGCATCTAAGGCCGAACCTGCTATTTGAGATCCTACCGTACCTGCTACTTGTTTAAATGACTGCTTACCTTCAGTAGCATCTCTCTTTGCTTTTTGAACTGCATTTATAGACTTAACCGTAGCAATAATAGCTTGATTAGCCTGAAAATTACTAGCTGCTTGACTTAAAGTACCTCTATTGGCTACCAGTAAACGGGTCATACGTACGGTATCATCAACCCTAGCCGTAATGGGTTTACTAAATCTACTGTACTTAGGAGGATTATTTATATCCTTTTGTACCGGTGGTCCTACCTTACTACTGAGATCAGCATACTTAAGACTCTTTAAGTCCGTTTTAACTCTTACTATAGACATTAAATATAATTAAAAGCTTGCTCCCTCAGGGGTGTTATCTCTGTATGCTTTAGGCTTTTTTCCATCTAAATCAAGTTCAGATGTAATATTGTATTCTTCATCACCTTGAGAACCAGGTGTTGGATCAAATACAAGATTAGGAGAGGATGAAGTTGCTCCTAATTTGACTTTAGGAGTTTCGCCTTTTAGTCCTAAGTCTGATTTTTTATAGTTATCTATTATTGACATGATTTTTTTTATTATAAATATTTAAATTATGAACTTTTATATGATGATAAAACTACAGCAGTTCCTACTTTATTTCCGTCCATGTAAACGTCCCCGCCTTCTTTAACTATAGATATAAGCTGGTCTAATTTGCTTTCGACTTCCTTCATTGATATAGTCGTCGTAGTTTGCGGCTGCATATCAGGTGCTTCTAATGATAACCCAGGAGGAGGGGTAAGAGATGCAGGTGCAAGGTTAGTACCGGCAATAATACTATCATTAGGGTTGAGTTGAAATGATCCTTCAGGTCCTGAGACTATAAGGCCGCCTTGTGGACCAATAACTGCATCGTCTACCTTTGTTAAAGATCTAACTATTGCCGCAGTAATTCCGCCTGCAAGTGCTAATCCTAAGGCAGCTTTTGCAGGATTAGCAACAGCAAAAGCTACAGCTTTAGCCATCGAAGTTCTTAGTCCTTGTTTCTCTAACAAATTATTTATAAGCAATTGTTTACCAGCTGCAGCCAGAGCTCTATTTTCTTGTTTTTTTAAAGCTGTACCAATACTTGCAGCAATGTTAAACCCTTTTTGTAGTAGCGTTGTTGTTTTTAAAATTCCTGCAAAAACTATTGCTCCTTGTATAAGCTTTTCTTGTCCTGCTACAAGATTAAGTATAGGTTGAATTATACCTGCTACTGCTTGAGCTATTCCTTGGAAGGACCTCCTAAGTGCTTCAGCGGCTTCTTGCTGACGAAATTGTTCCAAAGTCATCCCTAACATCTCAGCTCTTTGCTCTTCAGTAAGACTATTATTCATATCTTGCTGAATAATCATACGTGCTAATTGATCTCTACTTACTCCAATAGCTGATGCTAGACCCTCTTGAGCTATTCGATTCATATTGGAGAACTCAGCACTAGAAACTATATTAGTAGTTAATTCTTCAGCTACACCGGCTAAATCGTTATTTAAAGCTAATTCCCTTGCTCGAGTTAAATTAAGCTGCCGTCCCGTAAGTAATTGAGCTTGTAATTCGTTTTCAATAGAGCTTTCAAAATCTAGTAAACTACTAGCTATAGCATCTACTTCGCTAAGTTCTAAACCTAATGCCCTTGCAGCTACTGCAGCTTCTCCTAATCTTTCTCCGCTACCTCCTAAAGAAAGCTGTATGCCGTCGGATACTGATAATACGTCCTCTAGGGCTATCTTAGATGAAATAGCAGAACCGGCTAATCTGTTTGCATTATCTGCTCCGGCATCTAACTGTTGTTGAAATGATTCAGCATTTACACCAGATACTTTACTTAGAACAGCTAAATCAGAAGCCTGCTCGGCTGTTAAGCCTAATAAATTTTTAGCCTCGGTAATCTGTAAGAGAGTTTCAGGGCCAAAAATAGCCTCCGCATTAGTACCTAACTGACGAGTTAATGAACTTGCTACTTCAATTACTTCTACTGCTGTAGCTGCATTCGATGTTAACTGTGCGAAAGTATCAGCAGTATCGCCAGTTAACTGCTTAAAACCAGTTTGAGCTTTATCTAATTCTTTGAAAGCTTCAAAAAGATTTTTAGTTGAAACTAATCCTATTGTTAGAGGATCTATTAATGCTGTTCCTAAAGCTTTTCCAACTCCTGGTAATGCTGCTTTTAAAGCCTCAAATCTAGCTTTTTGTTCGTTAGGGGGGTCCATGGCTGCATCAGCAGCAAGTCTTATTTTTTCAGCGGCGTTAATCGCTGCTTTTTCGGCTCCTTTAAGGTCTTCTTCTAATGCACCTAAATTAATTCCCAATCCACCTAATGCACGTACACCAATTCTATTTAGATTGCTTAATGCAGCTCCAGTTAAACCAGTCATACGGTTAAGTTGTGCCTGGCTTTCTTCGGCAAGTTCTATACTAGTAATAAATTTATCTACATTAGTAAACCCTTCATCCGCCTGTCTTAAAATACTAGCTTGTTCGCTACTGAGAGCATTAGACTCCTCTAGTGCTTGTATTCGGGTTTTTAGTTCTTCACCTTTTAAGTTATTAAGACCAAATTGATTTTTAAGAAAGTTAGCTGAGTCTATTAGTCTTGCTTTCTCGATACTAGCTTTGGCTTTTAAAGCTGCTAACTCTTTAATAGACAGAGTATTTATCCCGGCATTACTATCTTGAAGTTTTTGAGAAATACTTAATAAACTTCTCGTTGATTTTCTTACCTGCCCTAAGGCTATATTAGATTTAGTTATTTCCTGTAAACTAGATGCAAAAGACTCCGTAAATTCTTGAGCTTGTTCGTTAACGTCAATAAATGCTCTACGAACGGTAAGTAGCGCTGATGTTACTTTCTTACCCTCTGTAGCTGATCCGGCTATGTTTTTAAATAGAGCTTCAGCGGCAGCCTTACTGTTAGGATCAGTTATTTCTTCTAATAATTTTTTTAAATCTTCGTTCATAGAAATATAATATATACCTATAAATAGTTAAGGCCCGCATTATTTACGAGCCTTAGTACTGTAAGTAGGTGATTTAATAGCTGGACCTTTAGGAGCAGCGGTAGTTTTACTTCCCTTATTAGCTTTTTCGTATTCTTTAGACTGTTTTTGATTGAATTCTGATATTTTATGTGCAGTAAATTTACGTAACCATACAGGCATATTGTAAACGTCATTATATGAGTATCCACCGTTACCGTGGAAAACTATATCATGAATAAGACCAAAAATTTGTACTCTATATTCCTGCGTCAGGCCAAAAAAAGTCTATCCCTATTGGGACTTGAATACCTCCTTCCGGACCTTCAGGAGGATATACTGTAAGGTCTATGTCCGGTTGAATTGCTGATACGTAAGCTCTGAATACTCTACTGTCTCGGGCTAAAAATAAGTTATCTACAAACTGACCAATTTTCCCAATTTGAGTTTCCCCATCAACAGATAAGATCATTTTCTTTAATCTTGTTGTCAGTTCAGGACTACTTTCACTATCTATCTTTCTTAGTCCTATAATTTCTTGTTCTATTTCTTTTTCGTCTCCGTGAGTAAGAAGTTTAAATACTAACTGAGTTTCAGTAGTTGGAAGAGTAAAGTTAAACTCATTTTTACCGTCTTTGAAAAGGTCTTCATCGATATCTTTATTTTCTAATGTCGATAAGTCTATTTCTAACTTTCTACCTAAATAGTTAATAGAATACTCTTTTCCGTATCCTAGAATACGAGCTGCTACAAGTATAGCATTCTTATCTCCTATAAGTATTTCATTATAATCAACTTCAGTAACTATCAAAGATTGAAGAAGTTTATCTATTACTATACCTTTTTGTATATAGTTTACATTAGTTAGTATATCTTCTTCCTTAGCTGTCATGTACTTCATTTCGATAGTACCGGAAGATAAAGGGGAGTCTTTTGGGTAAAGTAAGCCTTTAGAAGGCAGGTCTACAACTTCTGTTGGGAATTGAAACTGATTTTCCATTGTTTGGGATTGGTTAAAACTCGTTTAATATAAATATATATGAATAAACTTTTTAAATTACAACTGATAATATAAGAAAAGCCGGACATTCCTGCCAGGCTTCTCATTGTATATTAATATACTTTTATTTTCTTAGTAGTTTAAGATACAATAATCCATTGCCATGGTTACTGATAGCTCAGCTACATCTGAATTTGCCCAATCATACTCGCCAAAATCAGCTGATTCGATAAATGCACCTTTAATAATCCATTCACCTACTATATCACCAGCAGGACCTAATTGATTTAAAGTTACATCTTTCTTATAGTTGTCTGAGTATCCGGCACGACCGGTTACAGATTCGTAAGAGCTTCTTGCCCATTCCATTACGGCTTGAGCACCAGAAGGAGTAATAGGGTCGTACATTGTGATGTCAATAGCATCCCACTCTCTTTTTCCTCTAATTTTTCTGTAGCTGTTAATATGGTCAAGTTTGATTACTTCGTCCGTAAAAGAGGGAGCAGAAGCTGTCTTTACCATGAAAGAGGGGATATCGTCGAAATACATTACAAAGCGATTTTGAACTTTAGGTTCAAATGCTCTAAACATGATTTCATTTGCGTCTAATACTGCCATATTTCTCTTATTTTAATATAAATATACTAGTTAAAAATTATACTGTAAAACTTGCTCCCGTAGGCTCAATAGTAAAGTCTAGTACTATAAACTCAGCTGTTTTAGCTGGCTGTATAAATACCTGACCGACAAGTTGGTTTCTGTCAATTACGTCTGCAGTATTGTTAGTGTCATCCATTACTACTCTGTAAGCAAATAATCCTTGTCTCTGTACCACTGATTCTAAGTATGGGTTAACAGCTGATAAGAATCTATTTCTTGTATTAATTGTATTTTGTTCAAATACTAAGTTTCTTGCTTGGTCGCCGAAGAATTTCTTTAATTCAATTAATAATCTTCTTACATTAATTCTATCCAATGCAGTAGGTCTTTTCTGTAATGTCTTCTGACCAAATATTGCAATACCTGAACCTGGGAAAGTAGCTATTGGGTTAACGTTACCGTCATATAATGAGTCACGTTGTGCTTTACTTACCTTTCTCTCTGCTTGAATTACTCCAGGAATACCACCTCTATTAAGACCGGCAGGTGCAAACCAAGGAGCTGAGCTATTATCGTTAGCGACATATACTCCTGGTACTACTACTGAAGGTGGTACGAATTGATTCTTACCTGTCTCAGTACCTACCTGAACATATGGGTAGTAAGTAGCTGCATAGGAACTGTTTAATGTATCTGCTTTAGCTACTACTGCTGCGGGTGCTTCTCCGAAATCTGCTGTATCTAATACGAATATACAATCTCCTCTAGTCTCGGCTAGTGAAATAAGGTTGTTGACTTGAGTTGAATGTACGTCAGAAATTAGACCAGGTGCTGCTATTACTTTAAATTGAAAGTCATCTGTATTTTCTAGCAAAGTAATAACTGAGTTATAATTAGCTCCTACTAAACCTTGACTATCTGTATTAGTAAATCCGTTATAGTATACTGAACCTGATTGATCTATTGCTCCAGTAGCACCGTGGAAAGATCCTGATCCTACTATTGGTAGTGAAGAGCTGTAACTGGCTCCTGCAGTATCAGTAAGAACTGTAGTACCGTCGTTACCTAAGTAATTTAATGTAGGTAAATCAACTGATTTAACTCTTACAAAATTCGATATATTTGGATATTCACCAGTTGTTGATATATAATCGCCAGATAAACTTTTTACTTGGTTACCTATAGAACTTTCGATATAGTTATCTGAATTAGGATCTAAAGAAAGATTATTGAAAGTTTCTAATACTACTTTTTCTTTATTATTATCGTCACCTCTTCTTACTGAGAGAGTAAAAGTCCCTTTTGCATTACTAACATTAGATACTTCCCATCTTAAATTATCAAAAGAACCTGTCATTAGAGATCCATCAGCATTTTGCTTACCTGAATCGCTTGCACCGGTTGAGTTGTTATAGATAACTCCTTTGCCTAGAGTTTCTAATTCGAAAGGCTGACTGCTTGATTTAGCAGAAGAAGAGATATGGGTATTGCTAGCTGCTGCAAAACTTCCGTTTACTACTCTTGTAATTAATGCAGTAGATCCGCCTTGGTTGAAGAAACTACGGACGGAAATAGAAGTTAAAAATTCTTGTTTTGTGGATCCAGACTCGAAGGTAGAACCAAAGATTCTTTGATACTGCCCGTATGAAGTTACTACGGTTGGGATCTCAACAGGTCCTTTAACTGTTGGACCTATAAAGGCGGTTCCGGCTTCGGCGGGTGCAGGTGCTACAAAAGATAAATCATTCTCTCTCGTAAATACACCGGGTGAAATAATTGTTTCTGCCATGTTAGGGTTTGTTTAAGTTCTTTGAGATTCTTATATATAAATATGATTTAATCTTCCAAACAGGAGAGTATTTTTCAGGAAGACTCTTAAATAAATAGAACTTAAAAACCGAAACCCTTAAGAGGGTCTACCTTATTCGGCAGACACCCCTTCGGTTACTTCCTGTACAGCCGGACTTGCCGGTACTGTCATTTGCGGGCTTGGTTCAAAAGTACCGTCCTGCAAGTTGATAGAACCATCTCCGTATTTCTCAGATAATGATTGTACTAATTCGTTTTCAGAAATTTTGAGAGCTTCTAAAGCTTCATCAGCTCGGTCTTCACGGGCTTCTAAAGCACGTTTAGCTAATTCAATACTACCGAATTCAAAAGTAATGTTTTGAGATACTTGTTGAATACTAGCGATACGTTGTAGTTCTTCTTGTTCTAATGTTATTGGAGCTGCCATAATTATGTTTGAGGTTGTTTATAACGTTATTTTTAATAATTATTCTTAAATATAAAAAAGATTCTTTTAAAGATCAACTTATTATCCGCAATGATAGGTACAGCCAACAAACTGCTTACGGTATGTACTCCCGGAGAATTCAACTTCTGTATATTTACCTGCATCATTAAAAGTACAATCTTGAGTTATTTTTGCAACAGTATAGTTATGTAGTAAATCGTCAGCTTGTTTCATACCTATACCGGATAACGGAGAAGTAGTAATATAATCTCCATTCTCAAGAGATCCAGAGTAATTTGATACCCATATACCCCCTTCCCCTATAGAGTTTACAAACGTTCTACCAGATTCAGATCCTGAAACCTCGTAAGTTGATACAAAGTTGCCTTGACTGTAGGTTCTTATACCATCAGTTAGATCTTCTTCATCTGATATTACTCCGAATACTTTCTTATCTTTAGCTGTAGTTGAGAGAGTAATATTAGGTAAAGAGTCATTAATAGTTGGATCAGTACCTCCGTCAATATTGGAATAGGTACCGTCAGCAGAGACTATTAAACCAATTCTTTCACTGCTCGAAATTGCTGTTATGTTATCGTAGGTTGAAGAAATATTAGAACGGTGCTGTCCAGTAAAATTCATTTGATTTGAAGTAACGCCGTCATCTATAAAACCTCCGTTACCCCCGCCAGTATAATGGAAAAATAGTTTATCGTCTGTACCTAAAAATATATCCCAATAGTCATTAGTATCGTCTGATTCTCTTAATCTTATTCCACCGCCGGCTGAATCTGCTGACTGTACTATATCTAATCGAGCACCTGTAAATACCCCGCCTATACCTACGTTTTTATTAGTGCCTATCCTAATAGCAGTATTAGCATTAGTAAAAACTGTACCTGTTGAATCACCATATGCTATATCAAAATTAGCAGATTGATTTAAACCTAACACCCATCTATTATCCCCAGTTCCACTGGAACCTGCATTTCTAAAAGCTATAGCTGGTTCTCCTGTAGTTGTAGATGTATTTTCTACTAATATACCTCCTACCCAACTTTCTGCTCCACCGGTAGCACTACTAACAGTTAAAGTAGAAGTAGGAGTAACTCCACCTAACCCTAATTTGCCTGTAAGAAGACCGTTACCATCTACGTGTAATTTTTCACTAGGATCTACCCCTCCTATTCCTACTTTACCGTTTTCGTCTATTCTAAATACTTCAGTATTAGAAGTAGTTCGACGAATAGCGAATTCAGGTTGACCTCCAGCTCCATCTACTATCATTGAGATAGTACCAACTTGAGCTTTATTTAGTAGAATCATCTCTGAATTATCAGAGTTTACAAAGAACTTATATCCTTCTGGATCTACAAAATCATTTTCTGAAATGAATACGTGACTATTATCTCCACCTACATCTATACCGCCGTTAAAGATACCTATATTACCGGCATCAAGACTTATGGAACCTGATTCTTTTAACTTAATACCTTCAGTATTAATATTAGCTATATCTACCTCACCCACATTAAAGGTGAGTCCTCCAGGAGTCCATTCAAATTTTCTATTAGGTCCCTGGTAGAATAAAGCTTGGTTATTTGTTATATTAACTAAAGCTGTATCTTTTGTACCTTGGTATCCGGTTAACGTTACTTCATTAAAGTTAGCAGGATCTGAATTTCTATTATAGTGCGATCTATAGTCTATCTGTAGTTTAAAAGTTCCAGAACCTACGTTACTTCCGGTATAGTAATGTTGTATGTTGAGTACTGCGGAAGAAGGGTAAATACTACTTCTTTGTACTGCTGTTTGAGCTACTACTTCAGTACCTTTAATTAACGATGCAGTAACGTGAGCAAATTTAGTTACACCAGCTATACTTCCATCTTCCATTAAGTACCCAAAAGATACTGGCTGTACTATGTTAATAGTATCTTTTGAATTTATTGCAGTATCTATTTCATATAATAATCTTGCTCCTTTTTCTGCGTTACCGGTTCCATCAAAGCCAATTGTTCTTGGAAAACTACTAACAAATAGACTTGAAGAAGCAGCTGATTCGTCCACAGTTGCTGGAAAGCTTAACACAGTAGAAGTAGGAGTAACGTCATCGAATTCACCTACCTGGAGTATGTTAGGTCCTGATGCAGCAGTAATTATAAGGCCTTTATTATCAGCTGCATTAGATAATTTAACGTTACCGTTTGTAAAACTATCGGATCCTAACGTCCATCCTCCAATAGTACCGCTAGTACCAGTGATTTCACCATTACTTTTTAAGATAAGATTATTATTAGATGATGAAATAGCAGTTCCTGTAATTGAAAAGCCACCAACTTCACCACTTGTAGCAGTAATTTTACCAGAAAGATCTACGTTAGATGCTGTTATTTGTCCGCTACTTCTAAGTATTAATTGGTCATTAGATGAAGAAACAGCAGTTCCTGTAATGGCAAAACCACCAACTTCACCACTTGTAGCAGTAATTTTACCAGAAAGATCAGCACTTGAAGCAGTTATTTGACCATTGCTTTTTAAAATAAGACTATTATTCGAAGATGAAATAGCAGTACCGGTAATGGCAAAACCACCGACTTCCCCACTTGTTGCCGTAATTTTACCAGTAAGATCTGCACTAGATGCTGTTATTTGACCATTACTTCTAAGTATTAAGCTATTATTAGATGACGAAACAGCGGTTGCAGTAATAGCAAAACCACCTACTTCTCCAGATTCAGCTGTAATTTTTCCACTAAGATCAGCACTAGAAGCAGTTATTTGACCATTGCTTTTTAATATAAGACTATTATTAGAGGATGAAATAGATGTAGCAGTAAGAGAAAAACCTCCAATAGTTCCATCGTCAAATAAAACATTGGAACCAGTAATCTGTCCGTTATTCCTTAATATTAAATTATTATTCGAAGACGAAATAGCAGTTCCAGTAATAGAGAACCCACCTATGGTTCCATCGTCAAATAAAACATTAGAGCCGGTTATCTGTCCGTTGTTTCTTAATATTAAATCAGCATTAGATGAGGATATAGTAGTAGCTGAAATACCAAAGCCGCCTATAGCACCAGCTGTCGCAGTAACTGTACCTGCCATAGTAACGTTTCCAGAACTGTCAGCTGAAAAATTAGTAGTACCTGAGGTACCTATAGATAGGTTACCTGAACTATCTATCCTTAAAGCTGTTTTATCAGCTGCGTTTTTACCTACCCTTACTGAAGAGCCAAAAGATGCTACATTAACATCGCTTTCGACTATTCCTAAACCTGTAGAAGTAACTTCAGCATAAGTAGTAGTATCGTCTCCAAAAGCAGTAATACCGCTAGCATTTAGTTGTAACTTTCTATTGGCGGCTGCATGACCTACTCCGTCGAAAAACTTGGTAGTAGTTCCAAAAGTAGCAACATTTACGTTACTATTATTTCTTAAGTCCATCCCTGCACTAGAAAGAACTACTTGAGTCTCCATAGTATCTATCGCAGACTGTGCCGTTGCAGCAGACCCGGTGGCGGCATTTGCCGTACCTTGAGCAGCTAGGGCGGCTGCTTGAGCAGTAGCAGCAGAGCCGGTGGCAGTATTTGCTGTTCCCTGAGCGCTATTTATAGCTGTATCAAGAGAACCCGTTTGTCCGGTAATAGATCCACTAATAGAATTAGCTAAACCTGAACTTATCGTAATTTCACCGTTAAAAGTTGCATTACCGCTAGCATCTAAAGTGATACCGTTAGCTACTGAACCTATTTGCATACCAGAACCGTTCATTGAAATTCTAGTAGTTGAGCCATCTTTAATCTCTAAACCTGACCCTGATATTCTTATATGTTCGCTGCCTGTAGCACCTACTACTGTAGTGGCACCGAAAGAGGCTTGAGTGGTATCTGTTCCTCCACTATCTACTATTAAGTCAACTGAATCACTATCTATAAAAATTCTTGACTGATTATTAGCATCTCTACCTATTGTCGTAGTAGTACCGTAACTAGCTAATATATTACTACTTTGATCAGCAAGTTCCATACCATTTGAGGTAAGTCTAACTTGGGTTCTAATAGCAGCTTCAGAACTACTTACTGTAGCCGCAGAAGCACTAGCTGCAGTAGCAGCAGTATCATCAGTAAATCCTGAATCGTTGTTTACGGTAGAGATGTCTATATCTCCAGGATTACTAATAGTTATTGAACCTACTACATTAACATTACTACCATCAAAAGTTATCTTACTACCACCTGAATTGCCTAATAGAAACTTACCAGAACCGTCTACGAAAAATCCTGTACCTGAATTAAAGCTAGTAGGTGGAGTAGCTCCCATGGCTATACTACCGCTACCCCCAGCAGTAGAATCTATTTTTAATTTAGAAGTATTAAGTATAAAGTTTTCAGATCTTACTTGAATATCTGTTCCACTCTTTCTTATAAAATTACTACCATCGCTTTGTAAATTGAAATCTCCAGATCCTGATAAGAATATACCATTACCTGACATACCAGCGGTCTGCCCTATTTTAATAAGTTCTCCACCGGCTGAACCAGAAGACTGTATAAAGATATTATTACTTTGAATTACGCCAGTATTTATCGCCCAACCTGCTACAAGGCCCGAGGTAGCATTTATACCTCCTTCTAAGTAAACAGATCCAGACGCCCACATACCGAATCCGGTTAAATCCCCAAAAATCGGAGAATTTATTCCGTCTATTTTACCGATACGAACTTTAGTACCGCCCTCCGTAGCAGAATTATTAAAATCTGAATGAGAAGTAATTCCGTCTACTATATCTATAAAAGGGGCTTTATTATCGTCTGAGGTTAGATAAATATTCCCTTGACGATTAGTATTAGAAGTATTCCCTAATCTTACAAAATCAAAACTTGCTGAAGGTGGAGTAGAGCTAGAAGATAAAGATGCAGTAACTATTTTTAAATCTTGAACTGATGTTACCGTTAGGTCAGACCTAAATACTAGGTTATCATCAAGGCTTTGAGTTTGACCGGCATTGGCAATAGCATTTCTATTAACTTGCTGGGCTCTAATGACGTCATTTTCAGTAAATCCATGTCCTACAGTACCTGAACCGGTATCAAAAGTAAGAGCAAAGTTACCACTTCCTAAGTCTTCAACAGAGTCAACTTTACCGGTTGAGCTAACAAATAATGAACCATTAGTAGCTCTAACTTGATTAATTATTAATTCGAATACTCTCATAGAGCCTCTTACAGTAAGGTCATCAAACTCAGCCGAAGATTTTCCTGAAAAATTAATATCAAAGCCTTGACCGGCAAATCCTGATTGGTATCCTGATGACTGTATAGAGGTGTCTAAATTCTTAACTGTAACTGATTGTTCTACTTCTATATCTCCGGAAGACGAAAGAATAAGTTTATTATTAGATCCTCCAGTAGTTTGTATTCTTAAATTACCTGATGCTGCTTTGTGCTCTATAGTAGTATTAGAACCGGATAAAGCTATGGTTTGTCCTAATATATCTAACCTATGAGAATTAGTATTACCGAGTTTGCTACTACCATGTACATCAAATAAGGAAGAAGGAGTAGTAGTACCAATACCTACGTTACCGCTTGAGTCGATGCGCATACGTTCTGAACCGCCTCCTGTGGCAAACACTAAGTCATTTTGAGCTCTAACTGCCAAATTATCTTGGCCAGCATTAGCAATAGCTTGGGCTCCACCTAAATATCCTTTTATAGTTCCTGCAGTTTTAAAAGTTGCATAAGCACCATCAGCATTAGAGGAATCCAAAGTAACTAACCCTTGGTCAGAACCAGAAACATATAAGAGTTGACTTGGACTACTAGTACCAATACCTATATTACCACTTGTATCGATGCGCATACGTTCGCTGTTGTTAGTAGCGAAAGTAAGAGGATGGTTAGTTTGAACATTTAAGGTACCTGCACTAGTACTAGAATATAACGAGGTACCTACAGAATTATCTGCATTTGAGACTCTAACTAATCCGCTACCTGTACCTGTATTCCCTCGTATTTCTAAAGTTCTTACAGCTGAACCGTAAGATGTTGGACTAGTAGTACCAATACCTACGTTACCGTCTTTATTAATTCTTAAACTTTCGCTTGATCCATTTTCTACGATAAAGGACCCTATTCCATTTCCTCCTCCTAAAATAACTCTAACACCGTTATCGTCTGTTAACGCAGAAGTAACTCCTGCTTCAGCTCCTGCAGTTTGAGTCTGCAGATACATAGAGGAATGGGTATGTCCAGTATTAGATTCAACAAAAATTGAACCACCATTAACTCCAGTACCGGAACTTCTTTCTCTAACAAAATCTATACCGGATACGTTACCGTTACCATTATTTTCTAGAGTGACAATAGCATTATTGGAAGAGCCGGAAAGATGTAAAAGAGAGTCAGTAGTAGTAGTACCAATACCTACGTTACCGGTAGAGCCGGTAACAAATAAAGCAGCCGTTACAGTATCAGATTCAACTCTAAAGTTTGTTGCAGCTCCGGCCTCATTAACTATAATCTCTCTTACAGGTGCAGTATTATCTACTCTAAATAAATTACTTCCACCGGCAGTTAAGCTTATATCGTCAGTTTGAAATCTAATAAACGTGTCAGTATCACCGCTATGAACGATATACTCTCCTATTCTAAAATTAGAACCTGTTATATTCCCGCCATTGGCAAATATACTGCCATTAACTTCTAACTTCTGTCCAGGACTAGAAGTACCAATCCCCACGTTACCGTCAGTAAAAAAGTGATTACCTGAACCGGAAACTTGTAAAGATCCTGAAAAAGAATGTATATCGTTAGATGTATCTCCAAACTTAGTTGAACCGGACACAAATATGATTGAACCAGATACAAATTCCGTATGGAACTCTTGAGCAGTAACTGTACCGCCTACGTTTAAATTTCCCTGTACTTCTCCGTTTCCGGATACGTCTAAACGAGAAAGTGAACTAGAAGTAAAAGTTAGATTAGTTCCAGTTAATGTAGTAATGCCTGCAGCAGTAGTATCAATTCTGTCTATTGAACCAGATGTATAGGTAAGATTAGTACCGGTTATAGTAGTAATACCGCTTGATGTGCTATCAATTCTGTCTATTGAACCAGATGTATAAGTGACAGAAGAGCCAGATATAGTAGTAATAGCAGCACTAGAAGCTGTAAGACTGGATTGTATATTTTGAGGTCCAGTAAAGGTATTGGAACCTGTACGAGCTACTGTTGTATTTACAGCAAACTCTATTGAACCGCTTTTCGGACCGCCTCCAGATAGTCCATCTCCTGCATCGATAGAACCGGTTAAAACTGAGAAGTTAGCATCCATCTCAGCATGAGACAGAGGGGTGCCTTTGGTATTACGTAAGGTTATAGACATAAGAAAAATATTCTAAAGGTATATCATATAAATATAGTTTAGAATACTTTATTAAACAACAGTAAGTTTAGTAATTCTTGAATTACCAAGGCATTCCTTTTAAAGTAGCCGGAGTAATTTGTAGATTAATATTATTAGCTATAGACTGAGAGATGCTGCCAGAATCTACGCTTTGATGTACCCACCTTATTACGTCTGCTTCAGTTAAACTATCGTAAGCAATATATCCGGAAGCAGTTGGTATAGGAGATAATCCTACGGTACCAATCTGTCTTGCCGAATAAGATCCAGTAGTATGTGTACAAGACCAATGAGCTACAGTAACTCCTTTATCAGAGTCATTGTTATATTCTAGTTCTTCTATTTTCCAATCCATGGTTGTTATAGTGTTAAGTTAACTTTAATATTTTGTATACTAGTATAAATACAGTCTGAGTAATTAAAATCTAGCGTCTTACCCTGCAGCGTTTCTTTCTACACCTCTCCAGGCTTTAACAGCTACTTCGTCTTTTCTAGTTCCTATACATAGGACGTTGTAGATACCGTCTGCGTTAGCAGTTACTGTAAGGTGTGTCTGTTCTTCATTTACTTCTCCATAGGCCTGTCCAAAATGTTTGACCGGGGTAATCCATACTTGATCATTTTCATTTAAGAATTTGTAATAATCTGGTAATTCTATTTCTGATGTACCGTCTACTACTTCAATTTGCCATCTATAGATATTATCTCCGGCAGTAGGACTTTCTACGAAAGAGTGATATAAATACTGAGTTTCTTTCTTTTCAGGATCTGGGTGTTTAATTTTAAACGTACCAGAACCCTTACTTAAAGCTCCTACTACATTTAAATCACCACTAATTGTAGTGTTACCGGTTGCATCAATACGCATACGTTCTACCGGACTTGAACCTTCTCCACCCTCGCTCCCGTCATGAGTCTTAAATACCAATTCACCCATATGACCGTTTGCGTTGCCGGACTGTGCTTCTACTCTTGCTACTACACCAGGTTGGTCACCGCTACTGTCGGCGTTAAACCATTCAACTGCACCTAAAACAGTATTGTCGGCGTTAAGTCCATGTCCTCTTAATCGAATTACAGCATCACCTTCTGCAGCAGAAGATTCTTTTAGTTCTAAAAGTGCACCAGGACTAGTAGTACCAATACCTACGTTACCGCTTGAGTCGATGCGCATACGTTCTGAACCGCCTCCTGTGGCAAACACTAAGTCATTTTGAGCTCTAACTGCAATATTATCTTGGCCAGCATTAGCTATAGCCGCGGCTCCACCTAAATATCCTTTTATAGTTCCTGCAGTTTTAAAAGTTGCAAAAGCACCATCAGCATGAGAGGAATCCAAAGTGACTAACCCTTGGTCAGAACCAGAAACATATAAGAGTTGACTTGGACTACTAGTACCAATGCCTAACCCTGTAGAATTTATTCTTGCTATTTCACTATCTGCTATTTCAAAAATAGTGTCTGTAGTAGCATCAAGTACAATATCCATACCTGAATTTAAGGTATCAATTTCAAAATTAGTATCTTGGGTTATTTCAGTAGATTTTCCCGTACTTGTATTCTGTAACCTTAATGTAGCTATTCCTGCTCTTTCTATTTCTAAACCACTACCTGCAGCAAAGGAAGGACTAGTAGTACCAATACCTACGTTACC